TACATTGATGGATCGCACCTAGCCAAAGACGTATTAACCGATGCGTGTATGTCTTGGCCTATGCTCAAAGATAGGGGGTTCATAGTATTCGATGATTATCTGTGGAGACCGCCGGGATTCAAGATCATGCAGCGTCCTAAGATTGCGGTAGATACGTTTGTAAATATGTTTGAGGATGAATTAACAATTGCCCATACCGGGTATCAACTTATTGTGAGGAAAGTATGACTGATTGGACTGAGGTAGGGATTCAACAAGAACAAAAACAAGGTCGCCCAAGTATGATGATTGCTACGCCGATGTACGGTGGGATGTGTACAGGCAATTATGTATCGGGTCTGCTTAACACAATAACCAAAATGAAATCGGTGGGCGTGCCCGTTTACTGGGCGCAGATTACCAACGAGAGTCTGATTACCCGTGCCCGTAACGAGTTAGCACGTCTGTTCTTGGAGAAGGGGTTTGATTACCTGATGTTTATCGACGCTGACATTTCTTATGACGGCAATGCGGTGGCTCAACTGTTGGCGGCTGACCGAGATATTTGTGTAGGTATATACCCTAAGAAAGAGGTTGATTGGAAACAAGTAGCAAAGGCGGCGAAAGAGGGAAAAGAAAACTTAGCCGACTACGGTGGTGCGTTCGTAATGAATATGGTCAACGGCGTGGATAAGGTAGAGACAGATGCGGACAGGGTGCTAGAGGTGCGCCACGGCGGTACTGGGTTTATGCTGATCAAGCGCAGTGTGTTTGAGAACCTGATGCCGCACGTACCAACTTATCGCACGTCAACTCACAAGGTTGATGGTGAGTATGTCAAGCCCTTAACCCATGAGTTCTTTGCCACGAGCATCGACGAGACAGGTGCTCTGCTATCCGAGGACTACCACTTCTGTGATCTGTGGCGCAAGCACGGGGGCAAGATCTACGCTAACCCATTCATCAAACTAGAACACGTCGGTACATACACATACACCGGGGACTTACTCAAATCAGGGGGCAATCTAAAATGAAAAAGTTTATTGCAGGTTTACTCTTTGTCCCGTGCATGGCGAGTGCCGAGTTTATGAGCGGCAACAGCCTTCATAGCAAAATGACTGGAGATTTTGGTGACAAGATGCAAGCCTTGGGTTTTATTCAAGGAGTGTTTGACGTGTATGTAAGCGTCACGTTTTGCTCGCCTGATAATGTAACTGCCGGTCAGGTGTCCGACATAGTTAAGAGACATTTGGATAACAATCCATCGACTCGCCACAAAACCGCAGAATCTCTTATCAATCAAGCCCTGAAACAAGTATGGCCCTGCGCCAATAATCGTGGTGGTACTAGGCTGTGAGTTATATTGTTTCATCATTGCCCCCCATAAAATGCTTTGTCCGCAAAGAGTTTCTCTACAATTTCCACAAGGGTCACGGAGAGTTGGAGCCAGCCGTTTGGGTAAGCCTTAAAGCCCTGCGGGGTCAGGTGTTCCGCATTGAGTCCTTACTGCCTGCGTATGGTGCTCTATACGACAAACTTCCGATCCATGCTTATGTATGGAAAGAAAGCCATAGTGATTTGCCAATAGACACTTTGCAATTGTGGGACTGCATGGGCTACAAGTTCACGATCGTTGAGAAGATTGGTTTGCGTAATTTGGGCGTGAAGTTTCTTGGCAAGGATAAAGAGTGGCACTTTGGTACGTATATGTTCACCGTGGATTTTTGTGCAGACGGAATGGAGGTAGACACGGGGTTTACTGAGCAGGCCGAAGAGCATAAAAGTTTTAACTGGATCAGGTTAGAGTCGGGTCAGTTTGCCTGCCAGCCCAATAACAGATGTCTTTGGTACGATCAGTCGCTTATACCTGTTGAGACAAAGTTTCCTGATTTCCAAGCCGCTCAAACTTTTTGGACAGTAGATGGCACACGCAAGTGGTCTGCGGGTGATGATTGGTTTTATGACATAAAGGAAAAGAACACATGAAAAAAGCAACTAAGAAAACTACAAAAACTACAAAGTCCCAGCCGATGGCCTTAGTGAAGATAGAGGACTTAGACAAACTGCTTAAGGGTGTATGGCAAGTAAGCAATGACCTTGATGAGTTGTCATACAAGTTTGATGAGGTCAGTCAGTTACTTGATTCTGTAAACATTGATTTCGATGACGGTAAGGCAGCCTGCTTTTTCTATTTGTCTGAGCGTTTGTACAACGAAAACAAAAAACAATTGGAAGAGATACTGCATCGGTTGGGTCAGTTGTTATGGGAAGCAAGAGGAATAAGGGGGTAACTAATGGCAGTTGAGATGACCGACTTTGAGCAGGGTGTGTGGGACTATTTAATTTCTCACCCAAAAACCCCGGTTCAGGCAAATAAAATTGCAAAGGAATGGATTGTTAGTAAGACTAGGGTATATCGAGTGCTAGAAAGATTTGTTGAGAGCGGGATCGCGGATGTTGTGCGAATTGGTTCCAAGAAATTTTATAAGGTGAAAGAATGACTCCTGAAGAATACAAAGCCGAAATCGAACGCTTAAAGAAAGAAGTTGAGCATTGGAAACAGGCGTACCACAGGGTTAAAGATGAGAATGAACGGCTGGCGCTTGACCTAGGTATCAGGGATAATCCACAATTTGGGAAACCTTACTAGGAGATCATGATGCCTTACGTCAACAAACCCCGCCCCTATAAGAAAGAATGGCAACAGCAAAAGGAACGTGATGAAAAAAGCCTACGAGCCACACGGGAGCGTGCCCGATACGACATGGATAAAAAGGGGACAGATAAGAACGGAAATGGCAAAGCCGACGCCAGAGAGGGAAAAGATATTGACCACGTCAAGCCCCTATCAAAAGGAGGCACTAACGCCAAGTCCAACCTTCGACTTAAGTCAGCTTCGGCTAACCGATCATTTTCTAGAAACCCAGACCACACCGTTAAAAAGAACACCCCAAAGAAATGAAGATTACTACGTAGAAGAACTGCGAAAGTTCTTTTATCAAAGTAAATGGCAATACCGAGAACAGTGGAAAACCAAGAGTGGCAATGTAATTGATTTTTTAGTAAAGGCTCCGCACAACGGTGGGCACATATTCTTTGGCGTTGAATGTAAAAAGGATATGAACATGCGCACTGCTGCCACAACATTTGCAGACCATTTTGAACAGGCAGTTGGATACTCCAAAGATTTAAAGATGCCTGTATTCTTAGGGCCTGTATACTTTCCCGGCAGTGCCAGTGCCGCTTGCTTAGGTGGGCATACGATAAGATCAGTATCGGCCTTAAACATTTTTGGTGGTCGTATGAATGTCGGCACTATTATTTATAGGACAGGATTTAACCCAACATACAACTACAACAACTGGTATCTAATGATGCGTGGCGATGTATTTTGGGAACCTCCTAATGGATTTAATGACTCCCGGTTAAATTACGTTGTATCAACTGGATCTAAGAAAGAAAGAATACCCTTAAAAGTATGGAAATAATTAATAACCAAGTGCTAGTGGTTCGGACTAAGTTTCCTAGCCGCATTACAGAGACAATTAAGAAAAGCAAAGTTGTCCAAAAGAATGGAGAAGTTAGCGAAGTAGCAGTAAATTGGGGACTACACGAAGCCCAAACATTGCGCACACTAAACCTTAAGAATGTACCGTCCCCGATAATACGGGACTACAAATGGCCCGGGGCTTACCCCCCGATGTCTCACCAAAAAGATACGGCTTCATTCCTCACCCTACATAAACGAGCGTTCTGTTTTAACGAACAGGGTACAGGCAAGACTGCGGCGGCTATATGGGCGGCAGACTATCTAATAGAACAAAGGCTAGTCAATCGGGTGCTAGTCATCTGCCCTCTGTCAATTATGCAGGCGTCTTGGCAGTCAGATCTGTTTAAGTGCGCCCTACACCGCACGGTGGCTGTTGCACATGGGGCTAGGGAAAAACGCAAATCCCTTGTCAATAGTAATGCCGAGTTTGTTATCGTTAACTACGATGGCGTAGAGACTATAGCCGACACCATTCTTGAGGATGGCACGTTCGATCTAATTATTGTGGATGAGGCCAATGCCTACAAGAATGTGAACACCAAGCGTTGGAAGACGCTACAGAAACTAATTAAGCCGACTACATGGGTCTGGATGATGACCGGAACCCCCGCTGCACAATCTCCTACAGATGCCTACGGCTTGGCTAAGATGGTTGTTCCACACGCTGTTCCACGGTTCTTTGGGGCGTTCCGAGACATGGTTATGACTAACATTAGTCGGTTTAAGTGGATACCCAAATACAACTCTCAGCAAACAGTTTTTGCTGCATTGCAACCTGCCATTCGATTTATCAAAGAAGATTGTATTGATCTGCCTGAAATAACTTACACCGCACGGCACGCACCGCTTACGGCCCAGCAGGAAAAGTATTATCAGATTCTTAAGAAAGATATGTTGTTGTCTGCGGCAGGTGAGGAAGTCTCCTCAGTTAATGCTGCTACAAACCTTACTAAATTACTACAGATTTCAGGTGGTGCTGTCTACACCGACTCCGGTAACACAATGGAGTTTGATGTCTCAAACCGTCTCAGCGTGGTGCAAGAAGTTATTGAAGAGGCATCTCATAAGGTTCTAGTATTTGTCCCCTTCACCCACACAATTACGCTTCTTAGCGAATACCTATCGAAACATGGAATTACATCGGAAATAATTAACGGACAAATTCCTGTTAACAAACGAACAGATATTATCAAGCGCTTTCAGGAAAACCCTGATCCAAAAGTTTTAATTATTCAGCCACAAGCTGCCGCACATGGTGTAACATTGACGGCTGCTAACGTAATTATTTGGTATTCCCCCGTTACTTCTATTGAGACCTACTTGCAAGCAAATGCTCGCATACATAGACAGGGGCAAAAGAATCCAATGACTGTTGTGCACATCACAGGAAGTCCAGTAGAGACAAAGTTATACGGGATGCTACAGAACAAACTTAATACCCACACTCAGTTAGTTGATTTGTATAAAAACGAAATTAGTTCTTGACACAGTACAGTTTTACCATTAGTATTAAACATCGGACATAGATCCGAGTGCATAACCAAGAGGATAAAAATGTGGATATTTCCGTAGATAAACTCGTCGCCGTTTACATCAAAATGCGTGATGAGCGAGACCGTCTTAAGCGTGATATGGAAATGCAGGTTGAAAACATTGAAAGTCAAATGAAGGTTATCAATGCCGAGTTGCTTGATATTTGCAAAGAAGCTGGAGTTGACAGTTTTCGCACACCATTTGGTACTGCTTACCGTACTATTAAAAGTCGGTATTGGACTAACGACTGGGAAAGTTTCCATACGTTTATGAAGGAGAACGAAGCAATGGAGTTGTTGGAACGACGTATACACCAATCAAATATGAAACAGTTTTTAGAGGAAAATCCGGACACGCATCCCGCCGGACTTCAGGTTGAAAAAGAGTATGCAATTACCATTAGGAGAAAATAAATGAGTAACGAAATTAGTTTGTTTCAACAAGCAGTACCCGACTACATTAAAGAAGCCGGTGTAGATGAGTTAACCCGTTCGCTAGGTGGCGGCGGTGGTAGCAAGCGCATATCCATTCGTGGTTCTGTATTTCGTATGATGGTGGGTGGCGAAGAGATTGCTAAGAACGAAAGCCGTTCTATGAATGTTGTGGTAGTAAATGGAACCAAGCATGTTGCACGTAAGTTTTATGCTGGTAAATACGTAGCCGGTGAGTCAGCACCTCCTGATTGCTGGTCTAATGACGGCATCACTCCTGATGCAAGTGTAGAAAGCCCACAAGGTCCAAACTGCGAGAACTGCCCACAGAACATTAAGGGTTCAGGCAATGGCGACTCGCGTGCGTGCCGGTACGAAAAACGCTTGGCAGTTGTATTAG